TCTGCTGAGCCTGTTGATTATCAATGGGTGCAGCAGGGACTTGGTAGGGCGATTGTCGATCATGTGGAACGACATTGGACTACAAGGTTCAATGTACATTTCACGGACCAACATCCTAACCAACTGGGTGCCTTACTTGGCTCCCAACGTGGGAAATACGCGACCCTAGACCTCAACGAGGCCTCCGATCGTGTATCGATTGGTCTAGTTCGCCTACTCTTCCCGCCTCGTATATACGAGTACCTGGAAGCATGTAGGAGTTTGTCAACGGTCCTCCCTAGCGGTGAGGAATTAAAGCTTGAAAAGTTTGCACCAATGGGGAGCAGTTTATGCTTCCCTATATTGGCGCTTACAATTTGGGCAATTCTCACTGCGGGGTCACCCGACGCAGATACTCGAAAGAGTATCTTAGTGTATGGAGACGATGTGATAGTCCCAACCGCTCACGCGGCAGTCGCTATCGAACAACTCGAAGCCTTTGGTTTAAAAGTAAACCGGGACAAGAGTTGCACCAGTGGACTCTTTAGAGAGTCATGTGGCACAGACGCCTTCCAAGGTGTCGACGTTACTCCTGTACGTTTACGTACAGTCTGGTCATCGGTCCGCAGCCCTGACGTTTATAGTAGTTGGGTCGCTTATGCGAACTCCTTCTATAATAAACGGTACTACCTCGTCTACGAGAAAATCGTAGAGCGCTTGCGACGTGTATACGGCGCAATTCCCGGCAAAGACACTCATCCTGAGTGTATTAGCCTTGAGTTCGTACCAATTGATGAGCGACCAAAACGCCGACGTTGGAACAAGAGTCTGCAAAGACTCGAGTACAACGTATGGGACGTTCGGTCCCCGTCGATTCATAAGAGAATTGGTGGGTGGTCAATGCTTCTACGTTATTTCGTAGAGTGCAAAGATCCCTCTGGAGATCCCCTTATCAAGGATCTCTGGGATCCCACGCGATTCCCCGACAGTACCCATCATCAAACCCTGGCTGAGCTGTTTCCAGCTCTGTCCCGGTTTGAAGTCAGTTCATACACGAGCCGCTGTTCTAGCATGCTAGTGCGGCGGTGGCGATGATAGTGGAGTGAACCGTAACAAGTTCACTCCGGCTAGGAGATTGCAGAG